TCCTTGAGGATCCTTTTCTTTTAATTCATTTGATAATACCTGAGTGATGGCTCTCCATATTACCTCCATGTTTTTTAGTTTATTTATTTGTTTCTCAAGTGATGCAATCCTGTTCTCTAAATTTTTAATATGATTATTTTTAATGAGTTTTCTACCCTCTGCCTTTTCATGTCTCAATTTAATAATCTCCTGAATATACGAGATAGTATATTCAGATATTTTTACTTTATCTTTAGTTTTAGATTCTTTACCGATAGTATTGAACCATCTATCTGTATATTGTTTCCTTCTCGGCCTTCTATTACTATTTAATTCAAAATATATTTTAATGAATTCATCAATATTGTCTTCTACGAATTTATAATCTATCATCTTACAATTAATATTCAAAAGATATGTTTAAGTGATTTACTCCATTTGTGTAATTTTTGAGGTAATTTTAGCAAAGTGAAAAAAAGATTGAGAGGAGTCACATGTTGAAACAGTTTTACGAAATTTTAGCATTTTTTTACACCTTAGGTGTAATTTATATAATTTGCAAAAGATAGACCAGATTAATCGAAAGATAGATATTAAGTCATAGATGATGTTCTCTATAATATTCATACGCCTCTTGAAAGACTCTAAATTCATCTTCTGTATTATCACCTGTTTTATCAGGATGAGTCGCCCTAACAGCCTCCCTGTAGGCTCGTTTCATATCCTCTTGTGATGCACTCCGTTTCAAACCGAATACAGAATATGGATAATTATAATCATGCTGTTCTTCTTCTTCAAAATCACATTGATGAGATCTTTTACCGAAGTCACCAAAAGGGTCGAAGTGTCGCCACCTTTCTCTATCCCTCTGTCTCATTTCCTCTTCAAACTCTTCTCTTTTACGATTCATTTCATTTTGATAATCTTTATAGAAATCAGGTAATTTAGTGAATCCACCAGCATGGGGACCATTCCAGAATGGATATGCTGTAGATTTCATTTTGAGACTTAACGATAAATATATTCAACATTTAATTTTTAGATGGTTTCTTATAATTAAAATCAAAGACATCTTTTTCTTTAACTTCTTTATCTTTTTTGATACCTCCTTCAATATCTACATAGAGTTTAGTCATAGGCATAGGACATCCCTTTTTAGCACATGAAGTATCTTTCACATCTTTCACTGAAGATTTAGGGTATTTTTTAGATTTTGTCTTCTTTTTTGTCTTAGTGCTTTGCTTTGCTACGCTACGAGGCATTTTATATTTATCATATTTATTTTTTTTGAAATATCATATTATAAATATGTCTTTGATATTAACTTCTTCTCAAGATCCAAGTAATATCCCGCAGTTTTCTACATCTGCTCCATATCAATACAGGAATAATTTTAAATCTGGATTACAGATTCCTGCAAATTCTGAAATAGCAGTAGAGAGTGTTAAGTTAAATCGTAATCCTGCTTTAGATTATGAACAAAGTCAAGTCACATTGTTTTGGTTCGGTGAAAGATTAGAAGTGAATGCGTCCTTAGATAATTCCATGTCATGGATTATTCCGAGTATCAACCGAATAGATAGGAATTTATCACCTGAAGATTTTCAAGAAAATTTTTTACCTTTTATGAAAATGGCATATTCATTACATCCTGAAATTGATAGTAAAAATATTACTATGACACCCCTTCATACTACTACATCTGTAATTCATCCTTTTCAGGGTTTCAGATTTAATATTCCTCAGATAGGCACTTCACCTACTTCTATAATTCCACCTTCAGGCACTGAAGTAGTTATATTCGGTAGTGGTGAATGGAATGGAACTACTTTTGAAGCACTTGCCGATGATACATATATGCAATTACAACCTGAAGATGATGTATCGGGTCCGATAGGTTTATTTAATGGTGAAATTGAGTTTGATAATTTTGGAGGTGATTATTTTACCTGTGGTTTAATGCGTCCTATTTATAATAATCCTACTAATGCTGAATATATTACATCAAATCCTACATTAAGTCATTTTGCTGAGAGTGGAACTAATGAAGGTGTCGGTCCCGATGAAGATCAAATGTATGATTATTGTGCTGAAGTAGGTGAAGATGAAGTTTTACGCCTTTATCACGCTATCCCTGATAGTGAAGGTAGTGGTAAATTAGTAATGAGTGAAATTGTATATTATCAGAAAAATAATAGTGCTTCTTCAGCTAATAATGGTTCTAATAGTTCATTTGCTACAGGTTCCCCTATTCCATCTGCTTCCATTACAGATATTACATTCACAGTTCAAAATGAACAAGTAATCGTTAGTGCTTCAGGTAAAATAGTAGTGCGTGCTAATAAAACTACTTCAGCATCATTTAAGGATCAAGTCCCTAAACCCCTGAATCAAAACTGCTGGAAAATGTATCCTACTGTAGGTCTTTGGGAAGATAGAGATGAAATTGATATCACTGCGTATCATTGTAGGACAAATTCAACTATGTTTAATAATAAATTAGCAAATAACTGGGCGTTCAAATCTTGTATTCATGCTGATATGGATACTGTCTTTACAGAAGCATTAAATCGTGATACAGATGAATATGTTGTAAATCGCCCTTGGACGGGAGCTAGGGGTTGGCCGAGAACTTTAGATTTTAGGGATGTTATGAAATCATTTGTCGATTATACAGGACAATCAAATCCACCTCATACATCTGCTACTATGGGTTCTTATTTAGGATTAAATAGTTCTCTTATGTCATCATATGAACCTATTATCATATGTGGAAAATCTGAAAGATATACACAAAATATAATTCAAGAATGGACTCCTAATAGTATGAATGTATTAGGATTCGCACCTTTTGCTATTGCTCCCCTTGAAGATAGCACTACACCTAGCACAGGTCAAGCATCATTTTCATCTACTACTCGCCCTGCTATGACTTCAGAACATTCTACATTCATAAGAGTTCCTACACTGAATCATAAAACATTTAATTTTGGAACAGGTAACCCATCTAAGATATTATTTCAAGTCCCAAGATTCGATAATAGTGGTGCTGAAACAGGAGCATTATACTTTCAAAACACTGATAAAACATATTTAGATCTGAATAATACTACTCCAATCACTATAACTGATTTGGACGTTCATCTTGTAAGGAAGGATGAAAAATTTGCTAAAGATTTAACTGGTTCTACCGAGGTAATGTTTCATATCAGACCTAAGGCAAAAATGTAATTTATGAAGATTTAAATTTCTATCTTTTATCTATCTTTTATTTTGTTTATTCATTATATAATGAGTAAAGTTTTACCGACTATTGAGATGCCTAAACCTTCGCTACAGCAGGAACCTGAACCCGAACCAGTCCCAGATAATGTATTACCTGAATCAGGTGATGGAAACATGGATTTAATTGATGATATAATGGCCTCGAAGAGCAAAGTCGAAAGTGAAAATAAAGATGATATTATCACAGTTGAAGAACGTGATATACCTGAGGAAGATGATGTATTTGGTGATGCTCCAGCTCCAAGAGTCACACCTCTACAAGAAGAATTTACACCTAGTGCTGAACCTAAAAAAGGCAAACGTAAATATACTCGTAAAGCACCCATGAGTGAAAAACAAAAGGAACATCTTGCAAGGATTCGCAAGATTGCTATTGAAAAAAGAAAGGCAGAAAAAGAACGTAAAATTAAAGAAAAGGAAGAGGCAGTTATAGCGAAGGCAGAAAAGAAGATTTTAGAAAAGCAGAGAAAAAAGGAAAAGGAAGAACAAGAAGCTATAAATTCCTCAACACTGAAATTGAAAAAAGAACCTGTGCCTGACTCTGTCGTGCAGCAAAACGGATTCACTAAACAAGATTTAGATAACGCAGTGCTTTCAGCGATATCACAATATGATTCATTAAGAAAACAACAGAAGAAGGAGAAACGTGAAGCAGAAAAGAAACGTTTAGAAGAGGAGAAGATGAGGGCAACACTAGCCAGAGCGATACAACCTCAGCAAGCACCTGTTAATGATCCATGGAGAAATTTATTCACCTAGGGTTAGCAAAGCATACTCCGGTTAAAAATTATCAAAGATAATTTTATTGACTTAAACAAAAATTACATGTGAATTTTAATGACAAAACAATTAGAAAGATTAAATATTAAACCTCGTTATAATCCACGACCTATCGCATCTTCAGGTCATTATTATATCAATACTCTTAAAAGGAAAAAAATATCTTATTATGTGCGTATTAAGAAAACTGCCTCACGCACATTTAGCGATAAGAAAATGGCTCTGTGTTATAAATTCATAATGCTTTTAAAAATTAAATCTAATATTATTTAAAAGATGGAAAAATCTAAACCACCACAGATATTCCCTGTAAAAGACCCACCAAAAGAGAAACCGAGGAAAATTACGCATCCTAATTTACCTGAGTTACCATGTATCATGACATTAGTTATGCCTACTAAATCAGGTAAGAGCACGATTCTGAGTAATATGATACTCAGGGATGATTTTTACAAGGGTGCTATGGATAATGTCACAATAATGAGTAATACAATAGACCAAGATGTTACTAGTAGATTCTTACGTAAAGCATGTGATTGCTATACTGGTTATGATGATAATGTCTTAGCAGGAATCATAGAACAACAGAAATCTTTTGAAGATGAAGACAGACCTTTTATTGGTATGATATTTGATGATATTTTAGGTTCAGTAAAAAGAAATTCATATTTAAATCATTTAGTCACAAGGTCTCGACATTATGGTGTAGGATTACTCGCAATATCTGTGCAGTCATTCAAAGCTGTCGGCCCAACTATTAGGAATAATACCAACGCATTCATCTGTGGAAATTTACAAAACATGTCTGAACTTGATAAGATATCACAGGAGTTTTCAGGTATGTTCGGTGGAGATGATAAATTTAGAAAAATATATGGGAAAGCAACAGAACAAAGATATGATTTCTTATATTTAGATCTTCAATCTAATCCAGCCAGAGCATTTAGAAATTTTGAAGAGCAAATCGCTGAAGGTGATAATTTACTCTTTGAAGGTAACAATGTTGCCGTCGCTATACCAGAGTGAAACACACTCATCCATGAAATATGGATTAGGTGAAGTCACATATACCTTTTTCTTTTCATTATGAACTAACATTAAATCATGAACTGATTTTTTTTTACAAGTAATCGTTAAAACTTCATTTAACATATGATGTCCTGTAGTTTGAAATACAAGACGTCCTTTCCAAGTATTATAAATATCCATTGCTTGTTTTTCATATGTTCTTCTTTCACATGTAATCATTATATTTAAAAACAATGGATTTTTTTGTGAAGATGCCATCACAGCATTGTATGGTAACCTCTTTTTATCATCATTCCATGTAGTGAATATTTCATCATTATTACTTAAAGAACTTAGATCTTGAATTGGGAACGCATCACAATCTACATACCAACCTCCATATTCATATAAAATTAAATATCTTATGAAATCACATTTTTGAATTGGATATCTGAATGAATTCCATAAATCTACATAATGTAAATATTTATCACATATTAACTCTTCACATTCTTTAAGTCCCCACATTTTATATTCATAATCATGTTCTATACAGAAATCTTTAGTTTCACTCGTGCATCTTTGAAACGAAGGTATTTCATGTAAATCTTTATCGGTAAATTTCCAGAATACTTGATGAATAATTTTAGGAATCATATTTTATTTATCTCATATAAAAATTAAAATAAAATCAACTTATATAAATGTCATTGTATGGATACTCAGATGCTCTATCAGAGGGAACTGCTTTCAATGCTCGTGTAAAAAATTTTAATGATGGCGTATTACTTCATAATGAAGAAGCAAGAAAAGAATTCAAAGAAAAAGTTCAACAGAAAGAAAATCAAGTTGCCGATGATAAAAGGCGTGAAGAAGAAGATGATGCGATATATGGATTTAAAGATGGGACGGGGGTGATAAGCTCAGGGGTAGGTTTAATTCAGATGGGAGCAGGGATAAGGGAACATGGATTAATGGGGTATGCTTCAAAAGAAATGAGTAATCGTGCGAAAAATATTAAATCTACAGCAAAAGCGATAGTATATGGAGAACCTGAACCTAAATCAACTACATTACAAGTAGGTGAAGTAGGTGAAGATGGTAGAATTAATCTCTTTGAAGATGCTGAACAGGCAGGAGAAGAAGTCGCAAACGCTGGTGAAGTAGCAGGAGATGCAGGAAAAGCGATTACTCAAACCGCAGAACGTGAAAGTTCAGGATTAATGACATCCGCGATCAAAAAAGGTTTAAAAATCGCTTCAGTGGGTAAAATAGGTGATGCTGGATTAAGTGCTATATCTGAAATAGGTGGGAAAGCAATCGGAGATTTTAGTGGTGCTTTAGATGTCGGTAAAAGCATTAGTAATTTAGTGAGTGGTTCTAATATATTTGCTGGTGAATCTACTGCGGATAAATTTCAAGAAGCAGGAGCAATCGCTGATGTAGCAGGTATCGCTTTCCCACCCTTAGAAGTTGTAGGAGGTGCTTTAAATTTAACTGGTGGTATTATAGATGCTGTGAATGATATTACAGATGATATTGATAAGAAAAAAACTGATTCAGAAAGACAAGTTCCACCTGCTAAAGAAACTTCAGTTAAAGTATCCCCTGCGTTTCAGAGCATGGGATTAGTTGCATCTCAATTACCTTCAGCAAAGACTCAAATCACAGGCACAGGAAGTTTTTAAACGAACAAGTTACAAATTGATTTGTGTGCTTTGCTAACTCAGGTTTTTAATAATTAATCTGTTTATTTTTTTTGATTACTCATATTATAAATAAATGAGTTCTTTTTTCGTTTCTTCTGATAAGATTCAAGTAGGACAAACTGATGTATCCGTTCCTTCGGAAAATGGTCTTAATTACAAATCGGGTGGAAAGATTGATTTATATATCCCCCCAACATCTAAATTTGTAGATTTATCCCAGTCTCGACTTAAGATGAATGTATCCTTTGCTCTACCTACTATTACTGCTGATAGTGGAGCATTAAGAACCCAACTGGACGCACAGACAGGATTACATTCATTAATCAGATCTATTCGTATTTTTACTGGTCGCAAAACTGCTCTTTTAGAAGAGATAGAAGGCTATGATATTTTAACTGCTCTAAGATTTGATTATGAAACAAATGATAATTTACGTAGAAAACGTGCTTTAACCGAGGGAACTACTGATTATGACCCAGCATGTCGTGGAACTTTAGGCACTACTAAAACGATTCAGGGTAATTGTTTCAGTAATCCTTACTTCTCTACTATCACAGGTGATTCTCCTACTTTAACTGCTTCTTTCGGCACGGCAGATGATAATGAACTTAAGACTGTAAAGGGTGAATTACATTTAAATACAGGTCTCTTCCGTAATGAAGCTGTGTTCCCTGCTCTACTTACTGATGGTTTATTCATTGAAATTTTACTTCAGGATAAGAAAAAGGTTTTCAGAAAATTAGATAGTGTAGCAAAGGAAAGATCTTTAAGATTAAATCCTATGTTTCATTCTATTAATGGCAGTGATAGTGGTTCTGCTACTAGTGGTAGTCTTCAGAATGGGTCCACCGCAACATCCTTTTATGTGACTCGTGATAATAATATGACTTCTACTAATGTATTCCCTTTTGTTGTAGGTCAAAAATTCTCTTTCGTAGATTATGATAATAAAAAACTTAATGCATCTGTAGGAACTATTACTCAAATAGAACAAGATACTAGTGCTGGTGTCCTTCCTGCTAAAATTAAGGTAACTACTACTCAAATTACATCTGATTTAGGTTTCACTATCGGTGGTTCAAATGCTTCACGTGTATTCATGGTTGATAGAACACCTGAAACAGCATCTACCTATGATATTGATTATACAGTGAGTGATGTTGAATTAATCGTTAAACAGATTGAAGTTCCAGATGGATATGAAAATAGTATGATGTCTATGATGAAAGAAGGTGGAACTATCAATTATGATTATCGTTCTTTTACTAATTACAGATACTCTCAACTTCTTGGGGATAATGTAGCGAATATTAGATTACCTCTTATTGAAAGTCGTGCTACTTCAATCCTATGTGTTCCTACAGATGCTAGTAATTATACAGCAAAAGAAATGTTATCATCCAGTAATACATATGTAGAACATACTGGTCCTGAAGATGTCCTTGTAAATTCATGCCGTAGTGGTTTAGTAGGTATCTCTGATAATCTTCAAGAATATCAGTTTATCTATGATGGAAAGATTAATCCTTCAAGGAAGGTTGATGTATCTAAAATTTCAGCGAAGAATTCAATCTCTCAGCAGTGGTGCATAGAGGCAGAAAAGGGTCTCGCCATGGCGGATGTAGAACCTCTTTCATTCAGGCAGTTTCAGGGTAACTTTTTCATAGGCAGAGCATTAGCACTCGGTAAAAACGCTGTATATGATGCTCGTGGTAAAGATTTCAATTTACAAGTGGAATATACAGGAGCAGCCCAGACAAAGAATAAACTCTGGAATAATTACGTCGCACACCTGCGTCGCTTAGAGATTAAGAACGGGGGTCTCAGTGTAATTGTTTAAATTTGATTTAAAATTAAATTAAGATATTTAAGTGAATCGGTATGTCATTTGATGATAAAGAATGGAAGAGTAAATGGTATCAAGAAAATAAACAAAAACAAGATGATAAAACACGTTTATGGAGAATAAATAATCGTGAAAAATATGAAAAAAATTCAAGGATATACAAATGGAAAAAAAGAGGATTAAAATTAAAAGATGATGAAACATACGATATCATTTATGAAAAATTTATAAATACTACTCATTGTGAATTATGTAATGTAGAATTATCAAAAGAAAAAAAAAGAAGTAAAACTACAAAATGTATGGATCATTGCCATGAAACAGGTTATTTGAGGAATATATTATGTATCTCTTGTAATACTAATCGTTAAAAGATAGATTAATTTAAATTTTAAATTATCATTAATTTTTTTTAAGTGTGTTATTCATATAAATAACATGTCGCAAATGAATGTAGAAATCGTGCCTTCAAACGTCACAGCGAATGGTTCCATCTCATTCAAAGATGGTAATCCTGTAATTCAATTTATTATCGGTGAACAAGACCGCATGCTTTTAGGTCGTTCTGTAAGATTCACAGGTAAATTTAGAACACTTTTAACGAGTGCTTCTTCCAGCACTTCGGGAACTTCTAATCTTGCTATGAGTGAAAAATTAGGTGTATATTCTACTCTTGATACACTCACTATAAAATCTCAAAAAACAGGTCAAACTATTGAAAGTATTAGGCACTACAACAGATTCCTATCCTCGTATCTTCCAGCGGTTAATTCACTTGATGATAATATGACTCATTTATATGAAAGTGCTTTAATCCTTCCTTCATATGAAGCACAGACACAGAGTGTTGTAAATATTCCATCTTCATCCAGCACTCAGAATCATTTCTGTATCAATCTTCCATGTGGTCTTCTATCGGGTGGAAACCCAATACCCCTCATGGCTGAGGCAGTCGGAGGTCTCCTTATAGAACTTCATTTAAGTCCAGATTCACAGGTATTCCACACTTCTGGTGATACTGATTCAGCAAGTTATAGTGAATCACTTTATGAATTTAGTGATGTTTCACTTGTAGCAGAACTCGCTGAACCTGATCCTGATGTTTTACAGCAAATGAAATCACAGCAATCTGGAACATATGAATATAATTCATTAACTTCCTATTATCAAACTATTAATTCGGCAAATGGTATTATAAATTTCCAATTAGGATTAAGTCGTGTTCTTGGTGTTTTTGCTAATATTATTCCCGCGTCTCATATTAATAATCTATTATATGATGGTCTCGCCACTCTATACCCAACGAATAATGATGGTAATAGTGCTGATATTAAAGAACTATTCTTTACTCGCAATGGTAGTAAATTCCCAATTGATTACAATATTAATACTCTTAATCAAACGGATACTAAAAATAAGGTAGTAGATTCACAAATCATTTACAATTACATGAATGCTATTGAAAAATTTGCTGATATTACAAGAACATGTATCGGTCCTGTCAATTCTCGTTTAAGTGATGCGGGTCGTTTTGATAAAGATTTTGCTAATGGTGGGTGTGCCTTCGGTATTGGTGTCGCATATGATAATATTTCAGATCAAGGGGTCGATTTCAGAAATGTAAATTTCGGTATTAATATGTCCCTTGATTTAACTACCGATAGCCCTCAGGCGTTCTTTGTTTTCGTTCATTCGAAAAATACTCTTGTATTCGGGCCACAGGGGATGCAGGTTCTCCAATAATCGTCAAATATTTTTTTGTAATTACATATAAATATGAATTGTTTTGATGAAAATGGTAATTATGTTCCTTATGAAGGGATTGAAGTTCAAGAACAACACGATGCTAATTCTTACATAAAACCTGATGATAAAGTTTTAGAATTAGGAGCAAGATACGGCGGAGTATCAATCACTATAAATAAAATATTAAATGATAAAAAAAATCATGTCGCAGTTGAACCCGAAGCTAAAGTATGGAATGCTTTACAAAGGAATAGAGATAATCATTATTGTGAGTTTCAAATATGTAAAGGTGCGATAAGTAATAAACCTCTTAAAATTAATGATGGCGGATATAATGGATTCGGTAATTTTACATCTTCAGCCACACAGGAGCAAGGTAATATTCCATTATTTAAAATAAGTGATTTCAATATAAATTTTAATGTTCTAGTTGTGGATTGTGAAGGTGCTTTAGAGAATTTTTATAATGAAAACAAAGATTTCTTTAAAAATTTAAGATTAATACTTTATGAAAGAGATGGTAAAAATTGTAATTATCAGTATTTAGAAGATGAATTTAATAAATTAGGTTTCAAAGTAGTTCAAGATACAGGTTCTCACGTAGTAATTATGACGAGTGACAGAGAATCATAGATAAATTACAGATTAATCTTAGATAAATCATAGATAAATCATAGAAAATTTATAAATAATTTTTTTAATTTAAATTTTTTTAAGTATCATATTTATAAAATATGGATATGAATTCAAAAGCTGATGATTTTGATGGTGAGGTTCAGGAAACTATGGTTGAAAGGCAAGCGGTTGCCCCAAATGTTCCTAATCTCCTACGTGTTTCCCCCATGGATACTACAACTGCTACAGATGTAGAAACGAGTATTTTAGATCCAGTCGTTAAAAGTGATACTTTCTGTAGATTTGTTTTCTTAAATAAAGGTATTCTACATAGTCATTCAAAGATTACATTAGCATTAACCGCTCCTGATAGTAATAGTCGTTTCTATGCTCCTAATGTAGGTATTCATCAGTTAGTATCTCGTTGTGCTTTAAAAATCGGAACTAAAACTATTCAGGAGATTGATGGATATAATTTCTTATCTGCTTACAAATCTCTTTTCATTTCTAATGAACATCAAAAAGAAAGGGAACAGATTCAATCTGCTAGATGTATCTCACATGAATTTAGATATGATGATTCTACCGATATCACAGGTGGAGTTGGTAATGATACTCAGGCGTTCTTTTATGGTTTATCAAATGGTAAAGAATATGATTCAGCGACTGGTGCTTCTTTTGCGGCTGCGACACCTGATTTAAAAGTCCATGAATATACTGATATTAAAAATGATCCTGTATTCCAAATCGCTTTATCTGAACTATTCCCCATGCTGAAACAGACACAGCTTCCTCTATACATGATGCAGGAACAAGTATCTGTTGAATTACATTTCGACCCTGTAAATGTAAATAGGTGTCAGGCTGAGAATGGAGTAGGAACTACAACATATTCAGTAAATCAGGATGAATTAAAATTAATCGCAGATTACATATATTATCCTCAAGAAATGATGACTGCTTATGCGAATGCTAATCAAACTATCACACTTAATCATTTTGATTATCGTCATAGTAAAGTATCTGTATCATCTACTACTGATGACGGGCAAACTCGTATTAGAAATCTAGGTGGTGCTGGTCGTATCGTCACTAAAGTTATTACAGGTCTTCAAACGGATGATTCTTCAAGTGATAGAACTATCTTAAATAAAACTTCAAGTATTTCACCTGAAGCGAAATATGTATTTGGTGAAGCTCCTGCAGCTGGGAAGCAGAATGGTTCTCTTACAGTGAATCTTAAATATAATGATAGATTTTTATATCCGATTGATGTAGTTAATCCAGCTCGCCAGTTTCACAACACAGCACAGGCAGAAGGCATGGTTCCTTTCGTAACTCGTGAAGAGTTCTCTGCCGAAGGAACTGCTTTAACTACTAATGAATTTATGGGATATAATCAGAATACTGGAGATGATGGAAATGAAGTAGGTATTCTCGGTAGATTTAACTGGTTAGCATATCGTCTCAATCGTAATGAAAGAGTAAATACTCGTGGTATTGAATATTTCTACAAGTATGATGGTCTTGGAAATGGTGCTAATTACACACAGAGGTCATGGCTGGAACTCGCTAAAATTACAACGATTAGTAATGGATTTGCTACATCTACGCTACTCTAAGCACACATTCACATAGCACTACGTTAAAAAATCATTAATAAATAAAAAAAAATAAATTTATTCTTAATATAAATGTCTCAGCAAGGAGGTTATAATCAAACTATTTTACTTGATGCTAATAGGTTATCAAGTGAAGAATATTCAGCGAGTAATCTCGCCGAATCAGATACCGCTATTTTTACAAACAAAGTATCAAATGGTATTACCATTGATATTGGTGATCAGGTAAGTATTCAATCAGCACACATCGCTCAAAGAGGTGCTGGTGGTTCAGTTATTCAAATGGATGGTGAAGTATTAGGTGAAAAAACTATTACTACAACTGAAACTACTAATTCATCATATATTGGATTTGATAAATCCACAGATGAACAGGGATATTCTCCTACTGGATTTGCTTATGAAACATCTTCAAATGAAACACAACAAGTTAAAATGAAAGATAATCAAGCATCAATAGTAATTTCATATTATAAAACTACTAATGGTGAAAATAATATTCCTTTACCGAGAAATTTTGGCTCTGCCTCTATGGGTAATGCTAGTTTTGGAGGAGATCCCCCAGTAGGTAAACCGAATGCATCATTTTGGACTGCTAAAGATTCATATGCGAAAGGTTTAAATACATATTATGTAAGTTCTTCACATGTATTTAGTCCTGATTATCAAGATCAAACAGCGATAGCAATGAATGATAGTAGTTGTAATGTGAGAAAATTAAAACAAGATAATAGTAAATATACAATATTTAAAAGATCTGAAATAGTTTATCGACAGAGTGAATTATCATCTGCTAGTAATGCTTCATATCTTCAACCTGTTAATACTAAACCTGATCCTGCTTTAGGTGAATATAATAGGCTCCTACAAAAAGTTGATCTAAATATCCCAGCAGGTTATAATTCACCTTCTTCAATAGCAAGCGATATAACAAATGAATTAACAAAAACAGATCCTACAATTAAAATTATAGCAGATAATCTTACAAGTGTCGTTAATTCTACCATTTATAAAGCATTTCCATGTGCTAATTATTATATGTTTAGTGCCTCTGGAAATCAAGATTTTTTTAACGCAAGTCTCGGTATCAGTGGTTCGGCCGCACCTGAAAATGTGGGAACTAATGCTTGTAATACAGCGAATGCTGTAAATTATTTAACAAATTATTCTCATATAGGTTTTAAACGACCTGATTTCGTTGAAAGTGGTAGAGCAGGTTTCCAGTATCACGGGAACAAATTAACAACTATTATGTTAGAATCAGGTTCGGGAACAGCGATAATCTATACAAATTTTTCCTATAATGATGCAACTCTGACAAATTTAAAGAGATTTTTTGATTCACAAAGATTATATCCTGAACTTTTAGATCACGCTACAGATGCTTCAAATGATTTAACTAATTATGCTTCACTTTATCCTAATGCGACAAGTGCTTCTTTAAATGCTTCATTCAGAAAAGAAGCGAGGTTTCTTCATTTAGGTTTATCTGGAAGTGGGCATACTGCTACTGCTACAGATGCTTTAGGTTCAGATATGTATAATGTTAGTGAGTTCACAACAACCACAGACCCTCCAAGAGCAAATGCTTCAGATAATTCATCTATACCAATATTCTTTTATTTTAATGAAAATTCAAGTCATTTAACAGCAGAACAAACTACAGGTGATAGAGATGATAATTTAGCATATGGATTCGCTAGAAAATATACCGATTCAGGTTTTGATTACATAGCATTAATTACAGAACCTATAGGTGGGATACCTACTCCATATTACGGGGAACAAACTACAGGAGAGATTAACATAAATACAAAAATAGGATATGATTATCATTTTAATGGTTATGGGAACGCAGCCATTATGTTAAGTAGTGGATTTCATCCTTTACAATATTATGGACAAATTGAATACACACAGGGACAGGATATTCGCCAAGTTTATTTAGGAGCAGATAATGCCCTTTTAAATTTCGATAATATTCAGAGTAGATTTGAATTGAGTAATCTTCATGCTCCTGAAAAAGTAGGTAATTTTTATACAAGTGGTGATCCAAACCCTTCGTCAGATGTATTTGCTCCACCGCCTAGTGGTCAAGCAGGTCAAGATTGTTTCAAGATAAATAAACAATTAAAATATGATAGTTGGTCTCCTGCGATGCATCCCTATTCTAATATTGACCTTTCAGGTTCAGCTACAGAAGGAACACAAAAAACCTTCATTCCAATGAATATAAATATGATAAAAGGTTTAATATATGATGCTCACGGCGGTGTCACAATTGAAGACATGGGGATAGATGAGAAGAGTTGGGAAAGATCTATATGGGGTCTTTTAGGTTTTGAATATGGTCAGTTTAATGCTTCAGGTGATATTGATAATATCAAAAACATAAATAATAGATTTACAAATGAAGATTCAAATTCATCTGGAATTACAACGAATGCTGATGTCACAAGTTTAGATGCTCAGCAGTTTCATAGTAATCCATATGGAACAAATATGTTTAATTCAATGTTAGGTTCAAATGTAAACTTTTTTAATACTCCTCAAGTTATTAATAAATCAAGTTCTTGGCCTGTTCCTCCCGGCTCACCCGATCACGCTGTAAGTCCTGCTATAGTAATCGCATCAGATAGTAATAAAATTATAGCAAATCAACTCCCTAGAAAAATTTTAAAAGGATATTTCCTCATAAATAGTGATATATTAGATACAGCAAATTATTATCAACTCTGTAATCCCTTACAAACGATGGCGGTGGTCGGTAAATATAACGCGGCTAATGATTTTATTTCATATGATGGTGGTGGTGCTGTATTTACAGCGACTCGCAAAAAAACCATTACATCCATTAAAACACAGATATTAGATCCTGAAGGAGGCACGGCAAATGTAGGGGATAATTCAGGAGTTATATATCGTATAGATAAGGTGATTAATACAGATTTGAAATTTGCTGAAACTTTAATGGAACAGATGAATTCTAAAAAGTAATCTTCAAAAATTTTCTCGGTTCCATTTCGGAACTTTTCAAAAAATATTAAATATTTTAAATTTATTTTCAATATTGAAATACATTAATCTTGATCAAGGTTTTAAAATTATACAAGGTTTTAATGATATCAATTGATAATCATTAAAATCATCAAAAAATGAACTTAAAAATATTTCTTTAAATAGGCGAATGAAATTTTTTTTTTTTTTAAATTTACTCGCGCGAGATTTTTTTCAAACATAAATTAAATTTGATAAAATTTTAAATTAACAAAGTTAA